CTAGCAAAAGAGCTAGAGCCAGGTCTGAATGCATTATTTGGACTTGAGTACAAAGCGTACGAAAATCAACACGCAGAAATTTTTGATTCAGAAAACTCTGATAGAGCTTTTGAAGAAGAAGTAATGCTGTCTGGTTTCGCAAACGCGTCAGTAAAACCAGAAGGTTCTGCTGTGACTTATGATAACGCGCAAGAAACTTTCACTGCAAGATATCAACACGAGACAATTGCTCTCGCTTTCTCTATCACTGAGGAAGCTGTTGAAGATAACTTGTATGACAGTATCGCTAAGCGTTATACTAAAGCACTAGCAAGATCTATGGCTAATACAAAACAAATCAAAGCAGCTAACATCTTAAATGATGGCTTTGCTACTAACACGTATGGTGATGGACAGTTCTTGATCGATAATGATCACCCGACTATCGCTGGAAATCTTAGTAACAAACCTAGCACAAACGCTGACCTATCTGAGACATCTTTAGAGCAAGCAATGATAGACATTGCAAACTTTAAAGACGAAAGAGGGTTAAAGATTGCAGCAAGAGGTATGAAACTTATTATACCTAGTGATACTCAATTCACTGCTGAAAGAATCTTAAAATCAGCTAATCGTGTTGGAACTGCTGACAATGATATTAATGCACTTTCATCTAAAGGAATGCTTCCACAAGGATACGTGGTAAACAACTTCTTAACAGATACAGATGCGTTCTTTATCAAAACTGACGTTCCTAATGGATTAAAACACTTTACTAGAGCAGCTATCAAAACTGCTATGGAAGGTGATTTTGAAACAGGAAACGTTAGATATAAAGCTAGAGAAAGATACAGCTTCGGCGTATCTGACTGGCGTGGTATCTACGGATCACCAGGAGCTTAATCAGTAGATTAAACCTTTTAAAGGGGCCTTCGGGCCCCTTTTTATTTGCATAAACATATTTAAAAGCGTATACTCGACGCACTGCATATTTAATTTAGTTAGTATAGACTCGTGCAGTAGACTTTCTCAGGACTATATTAACGGAAATGGAGACAAAATTATGGGAAATACAACTTATAGTGGTCCGGTCAGATCAGAAGGTGGCTTTAATGTAATTAATAAAGCAGCTTCTACTGGAGTGATTACAGAAACTGGTTTTTCAGTTAACTCAACTGGACAACTAATTTCACTAGGAACAAGAAAAATACAAACTTTCGTCGGCACCCTTGCTGCTACTGATACAGGTACGGCTTATGCTGATGGCGATGTTCTTGTTGAACTAGGAACTTTAAACACTGATGTACCTGATGGATTAGTAACAGCTACTAAAATCTTTATCCACAAAGCAACTGTGCTTGTTACAACTGTTAGTGGTCCAACTCTTGTTGGAGGTTTATCATTAAGTGCAACTTCTGGAACAGCTACTAATGCAGCTGTTTCTTCTGGAACTGAAATTGTTGGTGCAGGTGTTGCATCTATCAACCCAAGAATTTCTGCAACAGACTCAGTAACTGAAGTTGACCTTGACTTTGATGCGGCAGCTTTTCATGTATTTGCACCGAACATTAGTGCAGCAGTTGCTAGCAAACACTTATATGCGTTTGCAACAACTACATTGAATGGTGATGCTTCAGCTGGACGATTTACAGTAGAACTAGATTACTCAGTAATGTAATAAATAAACTCTGAATAGGGGGGTAATGCCCCCTATTCTTTTAGTAGGAGAAAAACAAAATGGCAGACGTAGTATTAAATCAAGAAGGCGGTACAGCTTTATTTTCAGGAAATAAAAAAGTAATTACTCATTACAACAACGTTTCAGACAGTAGTGGTAGTACAACAAAAATTCTTGACATATCAGATTATTCAAATGCAGCAGGTGATTCACCTGTGTCAGCAACTTTGAATAAAATTTGGTATAGTGTTTCAGTAACAGCAAAAGTAGATTCATTGAGGTTGTCTTGGGACAACTCAGGAACAGACCCTATTTTTCTAACTCTTGAAGGAGATGGTCATTTTGATTATAGCTCAATAGGTGGTATTCAAAATAACAAAGCTACAAACTTTACAGGTGATGTAAATGCAACTTTACCTGCTTGTACTAGTGGGGATAGTGCTTCAGTTACTTGTGAGTGGCTATTAAATTATTAATAAGGAGTAGCATATGCCAAACACTACTTCAGGAACAGCAACGTTCGATAGGACTTTTGCCATTGATGAAGTTATGGAAGAAGCCTATCAACGTATAGGTATTCAAGACCTTAACGGATACAGAATAAAATCTGCAAGACGTTCTTTAAATATAATGTTTCAAGAATGGGGCAACAGAGGGTTGCACTATTGGGAACTAAAAGAAACCAATATCAATCTTGTAGAAGGACAAGCTGAATATCATTTTTTTAGAAGTGCGGCAGATGACACTGCTGATACAAACAGAGCGCAAGCTACAACAGTACAAACAGATTCTACAATTTTTGGTATGGACGATGTTCTTGAAGCAACTTATAGAACAAGTCGTGCTACTACATCTCAAACAGATGTAGCATTAACAAAAATTGATCGTTCTACTTATTCTGCTTTAGCTAATAAATTAACTAAAGGTCAACCTACTCAATATTATGTACAACGTTTCATTGACAGAGTAACGGTAAACTTATATCCAACACCAGATTCTACTACTGCTAGTTCTGAAGTGCATCTTTATTATGCAAAAAGAATTGAAGATGCTGGAGATTATTCAAATTCAACTGATGTGCCTTATCGTTTTGTTCCATGCATGGTGTCTGGGTTAACTTATTATTTGTCACAAAAATATAGGCAAGAATTAGTTCAACAAAATAAAATGTTGTATGAAGATGAATTAAACAGAGCGTTAACAGAAGACGGTTCATCTACAAGTACACATATAACACCGAAAGCATATTACCCAAATGTCTAGTTTTGCATCAGGAAAAAAAGCACAAGCAATATCCGATCGTAGTGGTATGGCATTTCCATATAATGAAATGGTTAAAGAGTGGAATGGTTCATTTGTACATATATCTGAGTTTGAACCAAAACATCCTCAAATAGAACCAAATGCACATAAAGCAGACCCACAAGGCCTGCAAGACGCAAGACCAGATAGAACAGAAACTGCCGCACCTAATTTATTAAAAACTAATTCTTTTAAAACAGGAACGGCTGGAACTAGTGTTATTACAGTTACAGAAGAATCGCATGGTAGATCAAGTAGTGATACAGTTCGTTTTTACGACACAGTTACTTTTGATGGTATAACCGCTACAAACATTAATAGATCTGCTGGATATACAATAACTAAAGTTGATGATAATACTTACACATTCACCGTTGCTACAGATACGGCGACAACAGGAAATACAACAGGAGGAGGGTTCCGTTCTTACGCTGGACCTGTTACAATAACACCATGACCACATATGCAGAATTAGTAACACAGATTAGAGACTACACAGAAACAGATAGTAATGTTTTAACAACAACTATTGTTAATGATTTTATTGAACATGCTGAAATGCGTATTTTTAGAGAAATAGATTTAGATGTTTATAAGAAAAACGCTACAGCTACTTTAACTGCAGGCACTCCGTTTGTAACTATGCCAGGAGTTATACCAACAGACTTTGAATTTGTAAGATATGTAGCAATATATGCATCTTCTTCAAGTTTATCTGGCTCTACTTTAACAGCTAATGAAAGAGTTATTTTACAGAAAAAAGACGCTTCTTTTTTGTCTGAGTATTGGCCAAATAGAACTTCTACAGGAGCACCTAGATATTACGCAAATTATGACGAAGACTCTTTACTTCTTGCACCAACGCCAAATGCGTCATATACTATGGATCTTGAGTATAATGCTCAACCAACAGGATTGTCTTCGAGTAATACAACTACTTGGGTCAGTAATAACGCCCCGATGTTGTTGCTTTATGCCTGCCTCATAGAAGCGTTTAGATTTTTAAAAGGCCCAGCTGAAATGCTGCAAACATACACCCAAGCTTATACAAGTGAACTTCAAGTGTTAGCACAAGAACAAATGGGTCGAAGAAGACGAGATGAATATAGTGATGGAATTGTAAGAGTACCAATGCCATCAGAACAACCATAAGGATAAATTATATGGCAAACGTAATATGTAATGTTTTTAAAGAACACCTATTAAAAGGTAATCATAACTTTAGTTCGTCTAGTGGCGATACTTACAAATTAGCTCTTTACACATCATCAAAAACAGTTTCTGCATCAGCGGTAACTGGTTACAACACAACTAATGAAGCAGCAAACGCATCAGGCTCTGGTTACACTGCAGCAGGAAACACATTAACAAATTCTGGTGTTACAGGAAGTTCTTCTACATCCACAGTGTTTGCAGATTTTGTTGACACTTCTTTTACATCAGTTTCAACAACAGCGCGATACGCTCTCATCTATCAATCATCTGGTGGAGCAGCAACAGCAGGGCTTGCTACAGATTCAGCGGTTTGTGTTTTAGATTTTGGTGGTGATTTTACAACTACAGCAGGAACATTAACAATACAATTCCCAGCCGCAGATACGAGTAATGCAGTTATAAGAATATCGGGATAGGAGATTAAATGGCATTAGTCCTTAACGATAGAGTCAAAGAAACCACAACGACAACTGGACAGGGTACCATATCTTTAGGTGGTGCTGCAACTGGTTTTGAAACGTTTGTAACTGGTGTTGGTGACACAAATACAACTTATTATATTATTGTACACGAGTCAGATGGCACGTGGGAAATAGGTATTGGAACTATTGGTGACGCGTCTCCCGACACTCTTGAACGAACCACGGTAATCGATACATCAGCAGGTAACACAACTAAAATAGATTTTGCAGCCGGTAGTAAAACAGTATTTTGTACACTGCCTTCAAGCAAAGCTGTATTCCTGGATGCAGACGGTGACGTTACATTAGGAGCTAATTTAGACGTTGGTGGTAATTTAGTTGTAACTGGTACAACAACATTTAATGGTGGCACACTAACTCTTGGTGATGCTAACACAGATAATATTG